CTGCCAGTTTGCTTCCGGCGGCTACTTCACGCCAGCCATGGGCTCGCATCTCGTCACCGCCAATGAGCAAGGCGACGGCACGCATACGGACACCATTGACAACAACGGCTTGAACACGCTTTCGATCTCTCTCTGGCAATGACATGGCGACGACGAGCAACGACATCGCCAATGAAGCAATCGACCTCATGGGATGGTCCGAGGCCGTCCCGGTAAGCGGCGTAGCCCCGACTTTCGATACGTCGGTTCTCGGACAGATTCTTTCCCGCATCTATCAGCCTGCCGTCGCTGCGATCTTCAGGAGCTTCCCATCCGATTGCGCCCGCAAGGAAGCGGCTCTTGCGGCATCGGGCGGCGTTCCGCCAGCGCAGTGGACGCAGGAATACGTCTACCCCTCCGATTGCGTGCAAATCCTGCAACTGGCGCCTCCGACCTTTACCGACCCGAACAATCCAACGCCAATTCGCTGGCAGGTGGCGAATGACGTCATCGCCGGAACGCAGATCAAAGTCATCTGGTCGAATCTCGCCGGCGCCATCGCTGTCTATTCGACGGCGCCGAGCGAAGCGATCTGGGACGCCAGCGTGCGCCGCGCCGTGGTGCGCGAGCTCGCCAGCGAACTGGCGCTCGCCGTCGCCAAGCTGGAAACCGCCATGGGGCTCGAAGAATCGGCCGGTCGCGCGGGCGCGGGCGCCATGAGCCGCGGGGAGACGTAAGATGGCTGTCGCAGCGCTCACCAGCCCCGAGGACATCATCAACGCCGCGCTGGCCAAGATCGGCTATCGCCGCCGCGTCGGCTCGATCTGGGAAGGCTCGGACGCCTCGAAAGTGGCTCTCGACGTCTATGCGCAGACGCGCGACGACATCATGCGGACGAACGATTGGGGTTTCGCGCGGCGTGACGCCACCCTCACCTTGCAGAAGAGCGCGCCGCCAGGCGGATACGCCGTGACGCCCTGGAATCCGAACGTCAATCCAGCCCCGCCCTATTCCTACCAGTATGCCTATCCGAGCGATTCGCTGCGCATCCGCGCCATCCGCAACGCCGATCCCTTCCTCGTCAATTACGATCCGCGCGATCATCTTTTCACCGTCGCCAATGACGAGACTTTCACGCCGGCACAGAAGGTGGTCCTGACCGACGTCGGCCCGGTCGCGATAGCCACCTATTCGGCACAGATCACCGATCCGGCGCAGATGGACGCGGATTTCGTCGAAGTGCTGATCGACGCCATGGGGAAACGTCTCGGCGCCGCGCTGGAGAAGCTTGACGCCTCGCGCATGGCCGAGCAGGATGAATTGCGCGCGACGGCGGAGGCCGATACGACCCAAAGCGGCTAAGATTGTGCTAGAATGACGAAAGCCGAAGCGCTGGCAGGCGCAACGGCTTTCTGACCAAGAGCCCGAGGAGACGGGAATGGCTAAGAACGACACTATCACGGCGGAGTATCTGCGTTCAATTCTGGACTACGAGCCAGAGACGGGTCTGTTCAGATGGAAGACGGTAAGAAACGGAAGAGCGAAAGTTGGCCAAATTGCCGGGAGCGTAAATCCTGGGCATGGCTACGTCATCATTGAAATAGATGGGAAGCCACGCCGCGCTCATCGGCTGGCCGTCCTGTGGATGACTGGGGAATGGCCGGAGAGAGACGTGGACCACGAAAATCTCACCCGTCACGACAACCGATGGAGCAACCTGCGTCCAGCCACGGAACAAGAGAACGGGGCAAATCGTCGCGCGCTCAAAAATAACGCCTGTGGTGTGAAAGGTGTCTATCGTGTCGGTAGAAGATGGAGGGCAAGTATAAGAGTTGATTACAAGCTTATTAATCTTGGAACGTTCTCGAAAAAAGAGGAAGCAGGGGAGGCATACGCAGCGGCAGCAATGTTGTATTTCAGAGAGTTTGCGAGGGTATCATGAGCTATAAACCAACGGATATTTTTAATCAAGTTCTTGATGCCATAGGCAATGAAACTACTATTGGAGACGCAGAAGAAGGCTCACGCGAGTCGCGCGTCATTCTGCGCGCCTATTGGACCTGCCTGCGGCAGCTTTTGCGCGCGGCGCCGTGGGATTGGGCCAGAAAGCAAGCCCCGCTGTTCATGCTCGCCGACGCCACCGGGACGACGCAAAATGTCGGGACTGTCGTCCCGCAGGGCTTCAATTACGAGTATGCGTGGCCAACCGACTGCGCCAAGCTGCGCTTCGTGCCGAAGAACAATTTCTTTCCCGGCGCGCTCGGGAACTATTCCGATCCATCGATCTGGAATGACGGGCTTTCCATCAATCCTCCGATCCCGCTCGCCAATCAGCCCGCCGTGCCGCCGACGCAAGGACCGCCCGCGCGCCGCCTGCGCCCGGCGCGCTTCATCGTCATTTCCGACGCCAACTATCCGCCGCCGCCCGGCGCCGTTCCTGCCGAAGGAGTCGGACAGCAGGGCCGCACCGTCATTCTCACCGACGTATACAACGCGACGGCCGTCTACACCGAGAACGTGCTCGAGCCGACGCGATGGGATCACCTGTTTCGCGCGGCGCTCGTCGCTTTCATCGCCAGCGAAGTCTCCCTACCGCTCTCGAAGGACAAGAAATTCGGGCTGACGCTGCGCCAGCAGCAGGTCATGATCGCGAAATCCAAGGTGGCGGAGGCGCGCGTCGCCAACGGAAACGAGGCTTGGAACCAAAACGACATTCCCGTCGATTGGATCGACGTGCGGCGCGGTCGCACTGGCGACGACCCGTATTTTGGTCCCTTCGGCGAACGCATCGATTGGGATTATTACTCGGCGTATGACTCGCTTTCCTTCGCCAACGGAGATGTCCTGTAATGGCTGTCCCTATTCTACAGCCATCGTTTTCGGCAGGAGAAGTCTCCCCCGAGCTTTTCGGGCGTGAGGACTTCGCCAAGCTGCATGTCGCCGCCGCGACCATGCGCAATTGTTTCGTCTCCTATCGCGGCGGCGCTTATTCGCGCGCCGGGAGCGCCTTCGTCGGATACTCCAAGCAAACCGGGCGCTCCTATCCGCCTCGGCTCATTTCCTTCCAATATAATATCAATCAAGGATTGGTTCTGGAGTTTGGCAATCAATACATGCGCGTAATCTACGATGGCGCGGTGGTCACCGAGACGGTTCCTTACGAAATCACCAATGTCAGCAACGCATCTCCCGCCGTCATCACAGCTACGCCGACGAGCGCGGCGAGCGCGGCCAGCATCGCTTCTGGCGTCGTCACATCCTCCTATGATCCTGGCGACACGATCACGCTCGCTGGAGGCTCCTATGTCTCTCCAGCCGTGTTGGAAATAGCGCTGGTTACAATCCAGACGATCTCTCCGAGCGCCCCCGGCGCCGGATATGCCCCCAATGACACGATCGACCTCGCGGGAGGCTCTCAGACCGAGCAGGCGGTCATCACGGTCTCGAGCACCCAGCTATCGCAAATCTCCCTGTTGACTGGAGGCTCCTACTTTGTTGGATTAAGCCCAGCGAACGGAACCTATACATTCACAGGTTATTCAGGAACAGGAACCAAGTATAAGGTTTCATGCCTTCTCGTCGGCGGTGCGGTAACGAAAATACTTTCTATTATCTCTGGAGGAGCATATACAACAAATCCAACTGCCGCGGAGTATATTGTAGCTCCAGGAACTTTAACGACGAATTTTAGCGCCACGGTTGCCCCTGTAATGGGCGTTCTTTCCGTCGCGCTGACCAATGGAGGTCTATTTACATCTACTCCATCTGGAGACGTATTGTCTCAGTCTTCGACAACCGGGAATGGCAATGGTGCTATTTTCATAGGAGTATTCTCGCCTTTTTCCATTAACATTCTTCAGCCTGGAAGCTACACTGTTACCCCCTCCAATCCCGTATCACAGGCCTCTACATCGGGAGCGGGAGCCGGGGCCACATTCACGATGACATGGGCCAATGCAAATATATTCAATGACGGAGATTGGGTTTATATTTCTGGGATTCCAGAGATTCCGATAATAAATGGGCAAACGGTCATTATCAGGACCGCCGGCACGGGACAATGGGCGCTCTATGATGTCTTCGGCAATCCCATCTCGACGCTAACTCAGCCTGTTTATTCTGGAGGAGGTCTCGCCTATAGGATTTACACGCTGGCTACTCCTTGGGGTGAGGCCGATCTAGTCTGGATGAAATTCATCCAATCCGCCAATGTCATGTCAATTTGCTGCGTCAATCAGGATAGCCAAGCAGAATATCCGCCGTTCGATTTGACGCGCGTGCTCTCGAATCAATGGACGCTGACGCAGATCGAGCCCGAGCCCACAATCGAGCCGCCCGCAACTTGCACCGGCGTGGCCTCGGCGTCCGGGTCGATCTATTATCAATATGTCGTGACGGCCGTAAACCCGGAAGACAACACCGAAAGCGTCGCCTCGCCGATCGCCTCGATCAA